CGACCATATCCGGATTGGTCAGGTCTATGCTAAGCACCTCGCACAGTCTCTCGTCGAGACCAAGGAGACCTTGGCAGCCAACGTGCTCAACCGTGCCTTTACCGCAGGCTATAACGGTGGCGACGGCGTTCCTTTGAACTCCGCCTCTCACCCAATCGTCTCGGGCACCTTCAGCAACCTGCTTACGACGGCTGCGAACCTTTCGCAAACGTCCCTTGAGCAGATGCTCATCCAGATCCGTCAGGCTGTTGACAACAACGGCAAGAAGATCCGTTTGAACCCGCTGAAGTTGGTTGTTGCTCCTGGCAACACCTTCCAGGCTGAAGTTCTGCTTAAGAGCGTTCTGCGTGCTGGTACCGCGAACAACGACATCAACCCGATCAAATCGATTGGCTTGCTGTCCGAGGGCGCTTCGGTTATCAGCCGTTTGACCTCGCCTACCGCATGGTGGGTGCAGACCGACGCACCGGAAGGCATGAAGCTGATGATGCGCCGCGCCCTTGAGAAGACCATGGAAGGTGACTTCGAAACCGACTCCATGCGCTACAAGGCCACCGAGCGTTATGACATCGGCTGGACCGACCCGCGTGCCATGTACGGTACTCCTGGCGTCTAAACCGGCGAGGGGCTTCGGCCCCTCTCCTCATAGGAGAGAAAAATGGCGTACAACAACAATGTGACTAATGCAGCAGGCGTACTGTCGGCGATCACCGCAACGATCGCTTATACGGACACCTCCGCGGTCACCATTGGCACGCTCCCCGCAGGCGCTCAGATCGTTGATGTCAACATCGACGTGACGACTGCTTTCAATGCCGGTACGACCAACACGGTCACGGTAGGCAAGACGGGATCGGCTGCGGCGTTTGTTGCTGCTACTTCGGTTGGCTCTGCTGGACGCGCTTCGGTCGCCACGACCGGCGTATACAGTGCCTGGGCTAACGTGGGTACCAGCGATATTGACTATGCAACCGTGACCTTTAGCCAGACCGGCACAGCAGCAAGTGCAGGCGCTGCCCGTGTGACGATCGTCTACAAGTCGTTCGCATAAGGAGCGGATCATGGGTCAGTTCAAGCCGATGGTGAAAATGATGACCACCGAGCCTTCAGTGGAATTGAAGCTGAAGAAGGGTGGCCATGTGCAACGTAAAGCGATGGGCGGGATGCCCGACGCTATGGGTATGCCTGCGGCTGCAAAGCCTTCAGAGCGTGGTATCCCCATGGCAGCACGTCGTGGTATCGCTCCCAAGATGACCGTGCCTAAAGGCGGTATGCGCGGTCCAATGATGCGCAAGAAGGGCGGCGAGGTTGAGTCCAAATCGATGCACAAGGCCGAAATGGCCGAGATGAAAGGCATCAAGAAGGAACTCAAGTCCCACGAGGACAAGCCTGCCTCCAAGGCGCATAAAGGCCTTAAATCGGGTGGTGTTGCAGCCTATGCAACCGGTGGCGTTATTGAGAAGTATGCGACCGGTGGCGTTATCCAAAAGTTCAAGAAGGGCGGACTTCAGGACGACGGCAAGGCAGTGAAGTACCCGAAGGTGCCTGCTACCAAACCTCCGTACATTACGAAGCTTGCCGACACCCACAAAAAGGGCGGTCGGATTGCTAAGAAGGCCTACGGCGGCGCGTGCTGAAACGGTGGGGGCTAAGGCCCCCGCTTACTTTAAGGACTTGCAATGAAAGTTCAATCCGTTTCAAAGACAGGAGTAGGCTCAAGCAGCGCTCTGGTCATGAATACCAACATCAGCCCCTTTAACGTCGGGTTTGGTGTCGTTGTAACTGGGACGGTCAACTATACCGTCCAGCACACTTTTGATGATCCGGCAATTGGCTTTACGACTTGGTTCTCGCATCCTACGGTAGCCTCGCTGGCAGCCAATGCCGATGGCAACTATGCCTTCCCGGTTACCGGCGTTAAGGTCCTGGTGAACTCGGGATCGGGTACCGCAACGCTTAATCTCATCCAAGCAGGTATCTGATGGGCATCGTCGGCTACACCGGCGTTGCTGATCAAGCCAATACGTCCGATGGGTTTGCTCGTGGCATAGGGGCTCAAAACGTCATTGGCGGCACGGATTGGGGCCTGGACGTTGGCGATAACGGCGTGGTCGATATGTATGGCGCGGCACCAACAACCACCTTCTACATTCTTGATGAGACAGACCCAGGGTATGTCCTTCAAGAAGATAACAACAAGATCGTATTGGAGGCCTCGTAATGGCTGATCAAAAGATTTCCGCGATGCCTACCGCCGCAACCCTGACGGGTGCGGAGCTTATCCCCATGGTCCAGAGCGGTGCGAACGTCAAGGCAACGCTATCAACCCTTCGTGCTTTTGACGCAGCTTATGGTGCCTTTAGCAGCAACGTCGACCAAACTGGAAGTATTAGCGCGGGCACGGCCATGACGTTCAATTCCGTGGATGTTGCAGACGGCGTTACAGTCGCAAGTAGCAGCAGGATTACCGTTCCCAACACCGGGATTTATAATCTGCAATTCAGTGCTCAGTTTAAGAACGTCGAAAACACGCAAGAGGATGTCACGATCTGGTTTCGGGTTGATGGCGTTGATCTCGCCAACTCGGCAACTCAAATGACGATACCCGCACGCAAGTCTGCAAGCATATTCGGTTATGGGGTCGCGGCCTGGAATATTTTCCTGTCGCTTACCGCGGCCCAGTACGTTCAAATTGTATGGCTTCCAACCGTTGCAACCTTGACGATGGAAAACCTTCCCGCAAGCGTATCGCCTGCTTATCCGGCGATCCCCTCCGTTATCGCTACTATGGGGCAGGTGGCCTAAATGCCAGCCAAGTCGAAAGAGCAGTTCCGCCTGATGCAGGCGGTGGCCCATAACCCCTCGTTCGCTAAGAAGGTCGGTATCAAGCCGAGCGTAGGGTCTGAGTACACCAAATCCAACGTCGGGGGAAAGTCCTATGCAAAACTTCCTGAACGCCTTAAAGAGGGTGGCCCGAGCCTTGCGGTTGGCCGTGGCGAGAAGCTTCCGGTCTCTCAAGGCGCGGGTCTTACCGCCAAGGGTAGAGCGAAATACAACCGAGAAACAGGATCAAACCTAAAGGCTCCACAGCCCGAAGGAGGCGCTAGAAAGCGTTCCTTTTGCGCGAGAATGCAAGGGGTAGTGGATAATGCCAAGGGACCCGCTGAACGCGCCAAAGCGTCCCTACGGCGCTGGAAATGCTAAGGGGTAGCGATGACAACATCGGGCACGGTAGGCCAAACAGTCATCACGACGCAAAGCCTCATCGATCATGGGGCTCGTCGCAGCGGTAAGTTTGCCGAATCGCTGACGGTCGAGCAGGTCAACGCCTCCAGGCAAAACCTTTACTACCTGCTATCGAACCTCGCAAACCGCGGGATTCAGTTTTGGTGCGTCGAGCAGACCATTATCGGCATGAAGGCCTTGCAGTACATCTACGACCTCCCTGTCGGGACCGTGGACGTGCGCAATGTGCTCTACCGCAAGACGATGAGGCCCTCGGGTTCTTACACGTCCTCGGCCGGTGGCACAGTCGCCAATGCCTTTGATGAGAATACCGACACCATTTGCACACAAACCTCGGCTGGCGGCAATATCGCAATCCAGTACACCGAGGACACCTACGTCACGATGGTCGGTCTCCTTCCGGGTACTTCCTCAACGGTTAACCTCATCATCGAGTATTCCTCCGACGGATCGACCTGGAGCACACTTAAGAACCCCGGGTCGACGGTCTTGGTAGACAACGAGTGGACATGGTTCACGATCGAGCCTGGGGTATCGGTCGAGTATTACCGCGTGAGGGCCGTATCAGGCACCCTGGTTATGCGCGAGGTCTACTTTGGGACTACGGTCACCGATATTCCGATGGCTAGGCTTAACCAAGACGACTATACGAACCTGCCGAACCGCAACTTCCCAAGCAATCAGCCCCTGCAATTCTGGTTTGATCGCAAGCTGGACCCCCAGGTTTACTTGTGGCCGGTCCCGAATAATAGCTTTGTGCAAATGGTCTGCTGGCGGCAGCGTCAGATCGAGGATGTCGGGGCCTTAAAGGACTCCATTGAGGTCCCCCAGCGCTGGTTCCCGGCCATTCAGGCCATGCTTGCCCATGCGATGAGCCTCGAGCTTCCTGACGTGCAGGAAAACCGCATCCTCATGCTTGAAAAGTACGCCAAGGAGGCCTTGTACGACGTTGAGCAGGAAGAGCGCGACAAGAGCCCGATCTACTTCGCCCCGAACATTTCGATGTACACCCGATAATGCCTAGATTCCTTGACACTCATGGTAATACGGTGCTGTCGATCGCAATATGCGGTCGGTGCAGCATGAAGAGGGCTTACGTCCAGCTTTCTTCGGACCCGAATTACCCTGGGCTGATGGTTTGCGATCAGGGGTGCAAGGATCAATTCGATCCCTATCGACTTCCCGCCCGACAAACTGAGAGAATTACACTTCGGTGGCCGCGTCCTGATACGCCACTAACCGTAGTTGATGATGCGCTGATCACCAATCCGTATAACACCTCGATCATTTCGCCCGAGCAGGCGAATGTCCCGGTAAACGGTAACATCGACGGCCTGGAAGACTGATATGCCCAATTTGCGAATCTCTGAACTGCCAACGGGTAGTGCCATAACGGGCACGGAACTGGTTCCTGTCAGCCAAAACGGCACGACCATACAGACGACGACCGCGGCGATTGCAGGTTCTATTAGCCTTAATTACCCGTTCCTGACGGTTGGCAACCAACCTTTGCTTACCTTAAGTCGTCAGATCGGCGTGAGTTCCGGCTTAAGCATTACTGACGGTGGTGCCCAAGGGACGTTGCAGATCAGCCCTTCGGGCGCTCTAGCCTCTTTGGTAAGTGCTAGTAATGGAGTCCTTACTAAGTCGGGCACGACGATTACAGCGAGGTCAATTGCGACCTCTGGAAGTGGTTTGAGTATTGCCGATGGCGATGGTGTTGCGGCAAACCCAACCCTTTCATTGGCGGGTTATGTTGCTCAGGTTGCTGGGCTGTCTTCTGGGACCGGTCTTGTAAGCAGGTCTTCTGGTGGCGGCGCTACGCTGCTAACGATTACGGGAACCGCAAGCGAGATTGATGTAGCAAGCGGCGATGGAAGCTCAGGCAATCCTGTTGTCAGCATCGCTGATAATCCAGCCCTTCCAGGTGTTGAGGGTGTCATATTGCCGTCCGGCGCAACAGGCGATCGTTCTGTCTCTCCGACCAATGGAACGATGCGCTATAACACCACCACTCAAAACTTTGAAGGCTATGCCAATGGGGCTTGGGGCGCGATCGCTGCCGGTTCCGGCGTTACCTCAATTACTTCGGGTCTTGGCATCTCGCTATCGCCATCAACGATTACGTCAACTGGATCGGTGGGTATCGACACTTCGGTGGTCGCAACCCTAACAGACACCCAAACGCTGACCAACAAAACCATCAGCGGTTCGAGCAATACGCTTAGCAATATCGGTAACGCTAGTCTCACCAATAGCTCGTTGACTTACAACGGCGTTACAGTTTCGCTAGGCGGCGCTGGCACTATTACCGCCGCTAATCCAAATGCGCTCACCGTAGGTACGGGTTTGCAGCTTGATTCCGGGACGACTTACGACGGCTCCTCCGCAAGAACGATCAGCATCGATTCTACGGTCGCAACGCTCACCGGATCGCAAACGCTGACGAACAAAACGATTAGCGGATCAAGCAATACGTTGACGAATATCGGCAACGCCAGCCTGACCAATTCATCGCTCACAATTGGCACGACAACTATATCACTGGGTGCTACAAGCCTTACGCTTGCCGGTCTTACTTCAGTCGCCGTAACTGGCGACCCAACATCGGCACTTCAGCTTGCAACAAAACAATATGTTGATGCGGTTGCTGAGGGGCTCCATGTTCACGCCAGTTGCGCAGCAGCAACGACAGGAACGCTTGCGTCAATTACCGGTGGATCGGTTACTTATAACAACGGAACCTCGGGTGTCGGTGCGACGCTGACCCTTGGCGTGGCACTGACCACGCTTGATGGTTACACCCTGCTTAATACCAATCGGATCTTGGTTAAGAACGAAACCAATCAGGCTCATAACGGTATTTATACCTGGGCAACTGGTGGCACGGTTCTAACCAGGGCGACTGATTTTGATACGCCCACTGAGATTGCGTCCGGCGATTTTACTTTTGTATCTAACGGTACCCTGTACGCCAATACGGGCTGGGTCCAAACCCAGCCTTGTGACGTTGTTGGTACTGACCCAATCATTTGGCAGCAATTTTCTGGCTCCGGCGCTTACACCGCCGGGACCGGATTGACATTGACCGGCACTCAGTTTTCTATTACAAACACGGGTGTCAGCGCTGCGACTTATGGGTCTGCTTCTCAGGTTCCAGTTTTTGCCGTTAACGCTCAGGGCCAGATTACAAGCGTCACAAACACCGCTATCGCGATCTCTTCAAGCGCCGTTTCTGGTTTGGGTACTATGGCTACGCAAAACGCGAGTAGCGTAGCGATTACAGGCGGAACGATTAACGGCACTACGATTGGCGGAACAACGGCCGCTGCCGGAACTTTTACAACGCTAACAGCAACAACAGGCATCTACGGAGGTGCATTCTAAATGGCACAGACTGGCTATACGCCCATTCTCATTTACGGAAGCAGCACCGCTTCGGCGACTCCGTCCGCTTCAAATCTAACCTCTTCCGCTAACGGTGCCGAGCTTGCGCTGAATTACACAGACGGCAAGCTTTACTATAAAGACAATACCGGTACCGTTCAGTTGCTTGCAAGTAAGGCCGGTGCATCAGGAAGCGTTACGTCGGTTGCCCAAACCTTCACGGGCGGCATTATTTCAGTGGCTGGCTCTCCAATCACCACGAGCGGAACGCTTGCCCTGACAGTGGCGGGAACCTCGGGTGGGGTTCCTTATTTCTCGAGCGCGTCAGCCTGGGCGTCTTCGGGTGCTTTGACGCAATACGGCGTTGTCTTAGGTGGTGGCGCAGGTGCTGCACCTACATCAACCTCTGCCGGTACTTCTGGGCAGGTTTTGACTTCAAATGGCTCAGGTTCGCCTCCTACGTTTCAAACGGCTTCAGGTATTTCCACTGGCAAAGCAATCGCTATGGCGATGATTTTCGGGTTCTAAGGAATAGATCATGGCAAATCCAAATATTGTAGCGGTCACAGCGATCTACGGTAATTCATCGCAGGTTTCGTTATCGACCACAAGTGCTACCAGTCTTGTAAGCAATGCTGCGTCATCGGGCAAGGTCTTCAAGATCAATTCGATTGTGGTGGCTAACGTGGATGGCACGACGGCTGCTGACATCACGATCAACATTTACAGCCAAGCTGCATTAGGCGGTACGGCCTACCCGATTGCTTCGACAATCTCGGTGCCTGCTGATGCGACGTTGATTGTGACTGACAAGACCACATCGTTCTACCTGCTGGAAAATCAGTCGATTGGTGCAACCGCAGGATCGGCAAGTGATCTGGTTGTGACGACAAGCTGGGAAGAAATCAACTAAGGGCTTTGCCATGCCTATCCACGGTTACCCCGGTGGGGTCATTAGTGCTACGCCGCCGACTGTCGATAACACGACAGCGTCAGGCATTTGGACGACTGAGAAGCAGTTGCAGTATCAGGCCCAAGGTCTTTGGCCTCCCGCTGTCGCCCAGCCCATCTCACGCAGCTTGCGGTTTAACCGCGCTGATCAAGCTCATTTGAGTAGAACGCCGGGGTCAGCAAGCAACAGGAAGACATGGACATGGAGCGGGTGGGTTAAACGAGGGCAAATAACGGCTAATCCATCTCAAAGCATATTCACCGCTGGATCTTCATCGACGACTGGATTTCAATTTCTTCAAAGCACTGATGCAATTGAACTTTACGATTACAGCGGTGCTTACACCTTTCAGATGGTAACGACGCCCGTTTATAGGGATGTATCAGCTTGGTACCACATTGTCGTTGCGTTCGATACAACACAAGCGACACAGTCAAACCGCATAAAGTTATATGTAAATGGAGTCCAAGTTACTAGTTTTTCAACCAGTAGTTACCCGGCTCTGAACGCCGACTATCAAATCAATAACAGCGTCCCAACGTATATCGGTCGGTACGGGGGCGGCGCTGGGTATGAAATAGACGGCTACATGACCGAAATCAACTTCATCGACGGTCAGCAGCTAACGCCATCTTCCTTCGGCCAAACCAACTCAAACACTGGTGTTTGGGAGCCTAAAGCCTTTAGCGGCACTTATGGCACCAATGGCTTCTATGTGAACTTCAGCGATAACAGCGGCACGACCAGCACGACGCTGGGCAAGGACTACTCAGGCAACAGCAACAACTGGACGCCCAACAATTTCAGCGTGACTGCTGGTGTCGGCAATGACAGCTTGGTGGATAGTCCGACAAGCTATGGCTCAGACACGGGCGCGGGTGGCACGGTGCGTGGCAACTACTGCACTTGGAATTCTTTGTTTACCGGCGGGTCTTCACCAAGCGCAAGAAATGGCAACTTAGACTTCAAAAGCAGTTCATCTGGATGGAATGGCATAGGCCCAACGATAGGCGTGTCTTCTGGCAAGTGGTATTGGGAAGTGACGGTCGTAAGTGGCGACAATGGCTATGATGAAAAAACGCGTATTGGTATTCAAAACCTTGCAAGTACGATAAATCAGTTTGGCGAAGGGTCTGGTAATTACCAATACGAAAGTGCATCAGGACAGTTTTGGAACGGTAGTTCCTACGGTGCTTATGGATCGACATATACAAATAACGATGTCGTAGGTATTGCACTAGATATGGACGCCGGTACGCTTGTGTTTTATAAGAACAATGTTTCCCAAGGCACGGCAAAGACAGGTATTACTGGAACATGGGGTCCGTTTGTAGCACTTTCTTCAAACCCTCTTATTGCTGCCAACTTCGGCCAACGCGCCTTCGCCTACACCGCACCATCCGGCTTCAAAGCACTCTGCACACAAAACCTATCAACCCCAACAGTAGCGCAGGGGGATGATTACTTCAACACGGTGCTGTGGACGGGAACAGGCGCAACTCAAAGCATTACTGGAGTTGGGTTTGAAACGGACTTTGTATGGATTAAATGCAGAAGCGTAGGATATAGCCACAATTTGCTGGATAGGTTGCGCGGCATTACAAATGCACGTTTGTTCTCAAATCTGACTGACGCAGAAAATACAGGCACCACTTATATCAATTCAACCAACAGTGATGGATTTCAGCTTGCCGTAGGTGACAACGGCTCTAATGGTACAGGCGCTACTTACGTCGCTTGGAACTGGAAAGCCAACGGCGCAGGCTCATCCAACACCGCAGGGTCGGTTACCAGCACGGTGAGTGCGAATACAACCGCTGGATTCAGCATCGTGACGTTCACGACCCCATCTTCTAATGGCAACTATACAACTGGGCATGGCCTTGGCGTTGCACCAAGCATGATCATTACAAAGTCTAGATCTTCAACGACTCAATGGCCCGTATGGCATATTGGATTAACTGGTGGTGCATCAAATAAAGACTACAACATTTACTTAAACCTCACGAACGCGCAGTCGTCAGCGACAGATTCATGGGGGAGCGCCGCGCCAAACTCGACAACATTTGGTGTGAATGTAGGTACTCAATGGCTCGGAAGCATCAACATCGTCGCCTACTGCTTCGCCGCAATCCCCGGCTTCTCAGCGTTTGGTCGCTATACCGGCAATGGTGCGGATGATGGCCCTTTTATTTACACGGGATTTAGAGCCGCATGGATTTTAGTTAAGCGTTCAAGTTCCTCTGGTGAAGGATGGTGGATTTACGATAACAAGAGAAGTCCGTATAACATTGCAAATGTCATCTTGTCGCCCGATTCATCTGGTGCAGAAATTTCTGGTGGGACATATCCGATTGATATAAATTCAAACGGTTTCAAAATCAGAGGAATTAACGCACTTCTAAATACTTCTGCTGCGACTTACATCTACGCAGCCTTTGCGGAAAACCCCTTCAAATACGCCCTTGCGAGGTAAGACATGTACGCCATAGTTCAAAACGGGCAGATCCTGCAAACCATTCGTCCACACACTGCTTTTACGTTTGATGGCAGGGAATATAACGAACGCTGGACAACGCGCATGTCTGAGCAAGACAAGGCCGCATTAGGCATCATGGAAGTGGCTTACGGCCCCCGGCAAGACGAGCGGTTTTACTGGGTATCGGATAATCCCCTCACCCTGATTGATGGTGTACCGACGCAGACTTTTAGCGCCATTGAAAAGCTCCTTGAGGACCGTGCTGAGGTGGATGAGCAAGGCAACCCATTATTCGTGCAGGTATATGACCCAACGGCCAATGAGGGCCAGGGTGGGATGGTTAACTCTGCCGACCGCCTCATCACGACAGGCTTAAAGACGCAGTGGATCGCGCAAATCAAGGCCACGGCTAACAGCATGTTATCTGCAAGCGATTGGAAGGTGGTCCGTGCTGCTGAGGGTGTTAAGCCTGTTGATCAAGCCACGCTGGATTCCCGCGCAGCCATCAGAGCCTACAGCGATACGCTGGAAGCCAATATCAAAGCAGCCGCAACAATGGAAGCATTTATTGCCGTGGTCACCAATCAGCAGTGGCCTGCTGGGGGTCAATAATGGATTATCCCGGTGGCTTCATTACCAAGACAGCACCCACACTGAACCCTGCGCTGGGTAACGCTGCGCCGGGAGTCTGGCGGCTTAATGACGTACTGAAAAACATCAAGGCCGGGACATGGCCTTCGTACGATCCGTACTTTGAGAACACCACGCTCTTGCTGCACGGCAACGGCACCAACGGTGGTCAAAACAATACCTTCCTTGATTCAGGAACGGCTAACAGCGGCTCAGGCTTCACCATCACAAGGAATGGCAATACGACCCAAGGAACCTTCAGCCCATTCAGCCAGACGGGGTGGAGTAATTATTTTGGAAGCGGTGGTGCGTCGTATTTGATTGCTAACGCCACCGATACGTCAAAGTTTGCGTTTGGTACAGGTGATTTCACCATTGAGTTTTGGGTGTATGCAGAGGCTTTAACTGCACCGGATGGACTTGTTACTTTTTATGATCAACGTGCTGCATCGACGGATGGAGTCTGTCCGACCATTTACTATTATTCAGGCCAATTGCTGGTATATGTTCAGGCGACCAATGTAATTTATGGCAGTTCACTATCCTTAAACCAATGGACGCACATTGCACTAAGCCGTGTTTCAGGTAATTCGCGCCTGTTCGTCAACGGGGTTCAAACAGGATCAACGTATTCCGACTCAAACAATTACGTTGCTCCTTCCAGCAACATTCGAATATTTGCCAACTGCTACGGCGGTTCAAGGTCACCCACTGGATATTGCTCAAATTTTCGTGTTGTTAAAGGCACGGGGCTTTACTCTGCAAACTTCACGCCACCAACTTCGCCACTGACTGCTATAACCAACACGCAGTTGTTAACCTGTCAGTCAAACCGTTTCGTTGATAACAGCAGCAACGCGCTGACGGTTACTCCGTATAACACTTATTCCGTCCAAGCCTTCTCACCGTTTGCACCCACGGCTGTGTACAGCGCATCAACGGTCGGTGGATCTGGGTACTTTGATGGGACAGGGGATAATTTATCAATCGCCAATAACGCTGCGTTTCAGTTTGGAAGTGGAGATTTCACTGTTGAAGCGTGGGTCTACGCACCATCGAACCCTCCCAATATAGGGTCTATTGTTTCTCACTCGGACGGGGCAAGTGCATCCGGAACGCAGTTTTTGGTCAGAACTGAAGGAAGCAACACATCCGTAGTAGCCGCTGTGTATTCTGGCGGCACGGCTTACGTTGCAACATGGTCATCTGCGTTACCAATTGGTCAGTGGAACCACGTTGCGTTCACCAGATCAGGAACATCTACTTATCTGTGGGTCAACGGAGTGCAACGTGCCACGGCTAGTGTCGGCAGCGTATCCCTGAATACAACATCAACAGCCCTTACAATTGGCTCAAACGCAAGCGCGTCTGCTGATAACTGGCTTGGTTATATTTCTGGTACTCGTATAACAAAAGGTGCGGCGCTTTATACTGCTACGT